CTCTAATGATAGCCTTTGCATTTGTAGCATCTGTTCTTGCTGCCTTAACGAGTTCTGTGCTTCTATCAATAGCTGCCGCTGTTCCTCGAGTTGCTTCAAGGCTTCGAGTAACGCTTGTTGTGACTGAGAGGTTGACATCTTGGCTATGTTCAACTGCTGTTCTAATTCGTTGATTGTATTCAACTGACTGTCTATTGTATTCTCCAGCGTGTCGAAGTTCTTCATTAGCACGTTGTATTGGCTTTGTGTCAATACGACTGTCTGCTCTGATGTAGCTCCAGATACAGATGGCACACATAAGAATAATCCCAAGAATAATAATACCGTTACGCTTTGGATTCGACATAATGTATGTTCTAATATTTTCATTCATCGTATCTCCTGTGTATCTTGTGCAGATGGCACAAGTGTGCCACGCTCATACTCAAGATTCTCTAAGATTGAAATTTTTTGTTGCAATAACGCACGTTCTTGTTTCGTTACCTGTAATTGCACTTGTGTTTCATGCAGTTCTCTCTCGGTTTCTTCCAATTGTTTTTCGTGTGTATGTATACCACTAAACAATAGATACACACACACGAATAATCCAATTAGACACACCGAGAAGACGGTACCAACAGTTTTCCATAATGGAGGTCTCTCGATGTGGCAATTCATATGTTTATCCCCCATTCGTTATTAGCGATAAACCGTGCGTTACCACGCAAGTTGTCACCACCAGACCACTCTGGGTCTCCTTGGTGGAGAACCCATAAATCCCATCGTTCGCATGTTGAGTCTGGACCGTAAGTATTGTTTGGGTATGGCGTTGGGTCGTTATAACACAAGTCCATGCCATCTTTATTATCTGCGGCTTCAGCATGTGTCATTACATGCTGGATGTCTAAAGGAATACCGATTTGAACACATAATAATGCAATCACATATGACATCGCATAAATTTGTGCTTCAGTTGGAGGTTCTGTGCCCATATTGTAGATGCCAGTCGCATCCCAACAACCGTTCATTACGATGCCGATTGAACGACTGGTTCGCATATATGTGTGGTCACGATGTTCTGTTAAATCATCAACATCGGTAAACAAATTGCCGTCTTTATCAATGCAGATGTGATATTTGTCTGTGTGACTTTGGTTATAATGACCAGCACTCCAGTGTAGATAAATGTGGTCAATATAACCTCGTGCGTTTGTTGCCATGGTCATCAACTCGTCTTTTGTTAATTGTCTCATTTCGTATCACCCTTTTCGTCATTAATTACAGGAACATTTGTTTGTTGTCGTATGTGTGCTTTCGAGTCCAGTTCGTCAGATTCACCATCGCCATCTGAATCAATAAGAGCGACACCGTACGCAAGAAGTCCTGTTACAGTTTGTGTAGAGAAGATAACGGAAACAAACAATCGCAGTTCCGTTAAGAGAGACACGAGAATATTTACGTTTAGTCCGATGTGCATCGCATAGATTGCATATAGCCATACAATCAAGTAAATGAATATCGGAACAAAACTGGTTGTAATTACAAATTTTACGAATTGTAGAGAACGAATATTCCCATGGGTTTCTCTCAATCGACCCCAGTATTCCTTGGCTTTAGAAAATATTGTGTCCATTGATTACCTCCGAGAGTATTCTTCCAAGGCATCAATGCGTTGTCCGATATGTTTAATATCGGACTCCATTCCACTCAGTTTGATAGACATGTTGTATCGGTCAGCACGACCTGTTTCAATATCCTTGAGAATTGCGGCAATAGTTATGCTTAAGTTGTCAATTGAGACTTTTAATGGAGATATAATCATGACTTTAAAAACAAAGCCGATGAAACTGCCAACAAACACAAGTATGCCACATATCAAGGAAATCATCGTAAGTAGTTCCATTGATTGCCTTTCGTATTAAAAAATAAGGGGAGACGGTAGTGTCTCCCATGTTGTATTATAAGCTGTCAGAGGATTCTAAAATTGTATTGTTTCTATATCTGTAGATAACGTAGTATGGAGTTTGTTTTACAAAGAATACATTAGAAGTACCAACTTGTAAAGCCTTCCCAATATAGTCTTTTGATTTGTTATCAGATGTAGATACTTGACTGAAGAACCTTTCTTCTTCTCGTCCATATCCTTGTGCTTGATAGTAAGAGAAATCTAATTTAAGATTGACCCCATGTCCAATGCCTTTAGCAATATTTTGGAGAGATGAGCCAGAATAAGGAGCCCACATTTGGCTAGTGAGTGCATCATCTATGATTAAGGTGTCAATATCGCTAACCTTAGTCTTAACATAGTTTTTGATTTTTTGGAACTCACTTTGACCAAGCGTTGGTTGATTGTTTTTGTCGCCAACATGATTCAACTCAACAACTTTATTGTTGTAGATTGAAACACTTACTTTGTCGCTACCACCTAAGCTGAGCTCTTTTGTCTCAACTAAAGAGCCTTTATCAAATACAGCGTTTAAATTACCAAAGGCAATACTAATATCTGAAATGTGATTATCAAGATACCCAAAATATCCAGCCGTATATGAGTCTCCAGCATTAGAGCTTGAAACAGATACATTTGCAAGTCCATCTGAATTAAATTCAACAGTTTTATTATCAATTTTTACTTTAAAGTGTGGTTCGCCACTAAGAGTAAAGTTTGGATTTCCAACTAATAATGTTGACTGTAAAGCTATTGGTTTATAATTTGTTCGTGGCATTGGTTTGCCCCAGTTAGAAATAACTGCTGAGAGAACAGAATCAACAGTAGAGTCGTCACACCAAATGTTATTCTCCAACAGTTTATTCCGAGCTTGTTCGGCTGTAGATGGTTTACCGCCTTTTAAGCTATCAAGCCATTCTCTTTCAGTACCAACGAACCCATTACGGACTGCCACACGGTATGCATCATCGCCGTCACGACCATCATGACCATCTGTGCCGTCACGACCAGCCTTACCCTCAAAGTTTGGGATAGCAACATTGACCTGTATAGGGTCAACCAAAGAAATTTTTGTAATAGTATCGTCTGCCATAGTTTGTCTCCTGTAAAAAAATTAATGCATAGAAATGTCATGGATAATCTCGATGTCACCCATACAAACTTTATAGGACTTATTATCCTTGAGAAGAAACACATCGTATTTACCCTTGCGTATTCGTTCATCAATACCAAGAGTTACGTCATATCCAATTTGTACCAAGACTTGATTGCCACTAATCGAACACATTGCAGTACACAAGACATTATTTTTCATGTCTCTGATTTTGCATACCGCAGATGCATCATCTAGTGTAAAATCAGGGTTTTGACTGTTAATGATATACAGACGTTCCCAATCAGCACCAGTATGTAATGTCTCAGGTACATCAATCACATAGTTGATATTAATCACCTGCCTTTATTAGATTTAATACAACCGTTATCCACCCAGAGATTGTATGCTCAAATGATGTGCTATTGTTTTTGCAATAAGCAATACCATCTGAGTTGATACCAACAAGATAATCAGAGCCACGATACAATGGAAACTCTGGAGCTTTAACAATCGCACCAACATTTGGAGAATTAAATCTGTCGTCTGCCATTTGGAATGATACGATTGTTGCTCTATATTTAGAACTTGGGTATTCTTCCGTATAAACGGCATCCCCATGCTTAATCCTAAAGATTAATGCCTGAGTAGAACCATCTGTGTTGTCTGATGGTTCTACAGGATTAATCTCAGGTTGTTCAATTACATAGGGTTTAATCTCGCCGTTTACCAACTGAATTTCCCATGTGTTGTAGAACTGTTCGGTTTCAATAGCTGTTGTTCCATCTATATGAACCTCAATGGGTGAAGAACACACGCATAAACCAGTATTATTGTCAAATATATAGAACATATGTTTTACCCTTTCTTGCCAATGACGAGAACATAAAGAACACCTAAGGCAATCCAAGCTGTATCTCTGTCGCCACGATTACTGTAGTGTGTAGTCGTTGTCCAAGTGCTTTGGCAAACCGCTCTTCTATTTTGTAAACCAATAATGGTACTTAAATCTTTGGCACCATATTGGGAGTAAACCCATGGTTGTTGCCCTTGTAGATATATAGTACACCAGTTTATTTTTCTGTTTTGTGCAGCATCGTATCGTTTACGACCCTCGTAATCACCAGCATTATTATTGTATTTTTCTGTAATGTTATACCCAATTGGTACAAAAGTACACTCACTAACGCTATAGTTGCCAATCGGTGGAACATCTTGACCGTGAGCCACAGTAAGAATCGCATAGTCAATATTCTTGACTTTAAATCCAGCGTTTATAATCGAGTCCGCACTAATAGTTGAGCCTGTGATATTCGCACCATGGATATTACCATTTGGGTCTACAGAGAATGTTCCATTGTCGTTCTTAATAGTAGAACTTACGATTGTACCACTACGGACATTACCTAGGTTTGCACTAATGGCACTAAGGGAGTCAGCTTTGATTTTGTCAGCGGTTACTGCATTAGCTTGTAACATCTTATCGGTGATAATGTTATCATCAAACTTGGCTTTACCTGTAACGTGCAACAATCGACCATCAATTAATGTGCCTGCGGAAGACAAATTAATTTTCGACACTAGCTTGTCGCCTGTCAAGTTTTCTTCAACTTTTAGCTGAATAGCACTAGCAGTTTGTGTCAACTGAGAAGACATCTCAGCTTTAGCATCGTCAATCTTCTTTTGTACACTTGAGGAGATGCCATCCACAGTCTGAACCATTTGTGTCACACGACCATCAATAGCGTTAACTTGAGTTAAAATCCCATTTTTAGACTGTGTGATTTCAGACCGTAAAGTATTTTCTGTGTTTGAAATCTTGGTTGTATTTGCGGTTACATCATTTTTGATGCCATCCACTTTATCGCTCATGTTAGAAACAAAATTTTCAATCGCAGTTAAGCCAAGAGCTTCTCTATCGAGCATCTCTGCATCAATAGTTGCTTTTACTTGAACTGTTTGTTCAGGAGAAAATTCTCCAAGTCCAAAGTAATCTTCAAAAGCAACAGACACGTTATATAAACCACCATCGCTATTGTATACAAACAAAGGTTCTTTAGTTCTGTAGTCTGTACCGTCAATACGAACAACGGCTTCGCAACCTTTTGGAATCGCATTGTAGTTTACTCTAAAGGATTGCAAGAATGATTTAATCGTTACAGATGGAGCGGTCGGTTTCGGTAGATTATACCCATACTTAGTAGGAGCACTATAGACTTCCTCTGAGTTAACTGCATAGACCCAAACAGTACCATTCCGACCAATTCGGCTTAAGTCAATTTCTCCGCTGATTTCCGATGTCATTAACAACAGATTATCTGTAGACAAAGAATCAGACGAACGTACTTCATATCGGTCTATATCTGCGGTTGTCACACGTTTCCATGATATAGTTGCACTTTCCTTAGTAAAACGAATCACAACATTCTCTGGAGCAGATGGGTTACCAACCTTAGGAACAATCGTATGAGTGTATGTTACCATTGACTCTTCATGTGGCAACTCTTTAGAATCATATGGTATAATCCTGAAGTAAACCTTATCATTTTTCTTAAGACCAATCACAGGCATGATACCATGACTAATACCATAGACTTTCCAATCACCGAGTACACCGTCACGTTCAATCTGAACCGAGACTTGTGAATATCCATAATTGATGTCGTTTGGTTCTGTAAATACAAGCATAGCATCATATGTTGGAATACCATTGACTTTTTGTCTGTAGACTTGTTCAACAGATACATTCTCTACAGGTTTTACAGTTTCAGGTGTTAAATTAATCTCCTTGGAATTATCGCCTGTAGGAGCGAATACTTTAAGAGATGCACCAAAAGCATCATCATAAATTGATGGGTTGTATTGTTTGGCAGAAATCTCAAATGTACCATCTTCTTCTTTCATTTCAACGATACGCACTTGTTGATTTTCAAACAAGGTTTGTTTTTCGCCATTCTCATCAATATATGTTTTTGTGACTGTTACAACATCTCCAGCTTCAAGATGAGATGCCATAAGACCTGTTTTAAATGTTACTGTAATTGGACACAAGCGAATAATATCTCGTGCGATTTTCCCAAGTCGTAAACATTGGGTTTGTCTGCGGACACCTTTGAACTCAATGTCTTGTTCTACAGGGCGACCAATACCAATCGGTGGTGGTAATTGGTTTGTGGCATCCTCAACAATTAATTTAACAGCAGTATAATCCAATGCAGGTTCCACATAAGTTAAATTAAACTTGTTTGGACTTTGTTCGATGGATGCACCTTTGTAAGACAAAGAGTTTTCAACGATATTGTCGTCATTAAATGCATACACAGGTGTCTCTAGCCGTTCGCACCGTAGTTTAATTTTATTGTTTGAGAATACAACAAAACCAAGGAATGAATTTAAGATTGACTGCATGTTTTCTAAATGAGATTTTGTTTCATTAAGAATTATATCAAGCTCATATCGTTTTTCTGATTTCGTTACACCGTATGGGTCGTTATATGTAATTACTTCGTCACAATAATTCGCAACATCCGTGAACGATTCCATATCAAGAACCTCTGGTGTAATGTATTTACCAGCACCATAGACATCATTTGTTAAGTAATCATACAAGCATACCGCTGGGTTTTTAGAATACTCAGTTTTACCTGTACGCCAATCGTATACCTTGCGACCACGCACAATAGCAGTAATCGTTGGATTGCCTGCACCCATTTTATCAGTATAACGTAAGTCTGCAACCATATAGGCAATATTTGGATAACCGCCTGTTGTTTTGTAAGTCGATGGAGCTTCCGCATCGTGTTTCCCATCGTATAATACAACAGTACTTTCTTTGGCATCTTGCTCACCGTTTGTCGTAAAGAAAACGTCCTTTTTATAACAAGGTAGAACATCTGTTGTTTGTATCTTGTTCGGTGAGTCTTGACAAATTACAGGGTCTACAAGTTCCCATCCGTCTTTTTGTAAGTCGGATAAATATGTATCACCCAAGATAATCTGATAGACTTTACCAAACGTATTACACGCAAGAGAATACTTGTCGTCAATCTTAGTATTATCTTCTGTTAAGAAAATGTATGTTTCCTTGCCGTTTGCTTTTAGTACCAACTTAGGGTATTTATTAAAGTCTTTATAGTCAATATCGTCTTGATAAATGGATTGTTGTGATGTAGATGGTAATTGTACTAGACCTCTAAAGCCTTTAGACGGTGCAGAACCGCCTGTGATTTGAGCGGTTGCATCTTGCCATTTATTATTACGGATGCCAAATATATTGACTTTCTTAGATACAGAACTATTGTTTTTAATCGGTAGTAAATATCCATTGGCAGTCGCACCAAAGAAACCGTCAATTTCACCCTCACCAACAATTACATGTTTTAGCAACTTACGACCGTCAACATCCATGTGGTGATATGTTTGTAAACCACCAGCCTTAGATTGACCGTAAATAATTGGGATTGTACCCTCAGATGTTACTTGGTTATTTTTAGAGTCAAACGTAGACTCTGGTGTATTGTTCTTTTGTTTGTCAAATAGACCACCAATAGCAGAACCAAGAGAGAGACCGTACATGGCTGCGGTAAATGCTTTCATCGTCCCTAGGAACGCCCATGAGCCAGCACCAAAACCAAAGGCAATACCGACAGCAATCCCAAGGAATTTGCCGACACGACCTTTACCGCCTTTACCTCCGCTTTTACCCATATGTCACCTGCTTTCTAAGTTCTTACAGTAAATTCAAACGGTACGGACAAGAACCCTGCATATCGTTTTTGGTTATTATGTCTTTTACAGTCAGATGGTGTTTTGTCACAACCTGCTTGTATCGTACATTGTTTGTTTAATAAAAAGTTTGTCGCCTGTAATAACGGATATTCTAACTTAATAGTCCTACCAGTAATAAAACCAACGATTTTTCTTGCTTCGCCCTCAACGATTAATATCCCATTGGTATAATCTTGTTCTGACACCACAGCATTTAACGTGACTTCATATCCGTTATTGGTTTGCTGAATGTTTGTAATCGTTGGAGTCATTGTTTTAACAACGGCTTTACATGATGCATCGCCGAATACCGATGTACAAGAGTATTGTGTTCTACGACCGCCACGCACATTCGGAACATCGCTTGTGACTGTTACCTTGAATATGCCATCGTTAGATAGCTCTGGTGAGTCAACTCGACCCATGAAAACAGGTTTAACCAATCGATTATTCGCAAGAGACTCAGGATATAAAATCCTGTAGATATAGATGCGACTACCTGTGAATGGTATGCCTTTAAACAACAGTTGAGTAAACTTATCAGTAGCATTAGAGATTTCTAAATCGCATGAGTCAATAGAACTGTCAACGGTTTTATTAATTTCACCTCGGCGTATCGGTAACGCCAAGTATGTATGACCGTTGAATTGTATATTTATGTCACATGAGCATAAGTATAATGTCATGTTTGGGATATGCACTTCGTATAATTCGATGTCAAACACCGAACCGCTTTCCAAAGCATCACGAAACGCAACAGGTAGATTAATCATACATCCTCCTGTTAGATTACTTTTTCAATTTGTACGCTTGCCGTAAAACCAACGGCATTACCGTGTGTGCCATTCTCGATTGTAAAGTCTCGTAGCACTTTTAGATTGAACTCGTTGGTTGCAAAACGGCAGATTTGTTCTTTACCAAACTCATCGGTAAACACAAAATGTCTTGTGTTGCCACCAACTGTTTCACAAAAGTCTTCAAATATCTTCTGTTGTTCGGTTGTTCCTCGTAAGCTGATATTCCAAGTTCTTGTCGGTGTGACCGCATTTTGTCGTACTTGTTTTTTACCACTTGCGAATACAACTTCTTGTGTAGCGAACTTGAGACCTTTTTCAACCTCGAATATATACGGTAAAGGAAACTTAGGTAAATTAGCCATTAGTTATTCCTTTCTTGACGGAAACCACAATAGAACAATGGCTGCCAATAACTGCGTTTGAAAACAGCAGATAACGACTTATCGGTGATACATGGAACTTGCATCGCCAGTATTTGTCCATTTTGTAGATAAATTCCTGTATGTAAATCGCCATCGACATTGAATACGACAACATCTCCATGCTGAAGATTATCAGCATCTCTGACCTTATCAAAATGTTTCAACAAGTATCGTAAGAGTCGCATTTGATGGTTCTTGTGGAAATCTTCACACGACACAGGGTCTTTCTTTCCATCATCAAAACAATGTGTATATCCATGGTCTTTATACCACATTCTGCATATATCTGCACAATGGTATTGACCCTTGGTTTTGTCAAAGCCATATTTCAACCCAAGGTATTTCGTAATGTCTTCCATATGACCTCCAAAGTAAAAACAATAGAGGGGTAAATACCCCTCTATCTATAGTATCAAACATTCGACTTTTGTAACACGATTTTATGATTGTTTTAATTTCCCCAATGCAATGAGTTTTTGGTATTTAGCCAAGAAGTCTTGGTCTGAAATCGTTTGTTTAACAAACACAGGTTGAGCAATAGACTCTTTAGTACCAGAACCACCGTTTGCCATGTAGTTCATGCCCTTAGTCATAGCGTTGGTATTAGCAACCATTTGGTTCATTAATCGGTCTTGTCTCTTAGTTGCATCCGACATCGCACCATGTTTTGTTTCCTCATGTTGCCACTTCGGTTCGATACCACTTGTGACACCGACCCCAAGGTCTTTTGCCGCTTGATTAAGTAATTGACGACCTCGTGCTTTATCTGAGGTAGGAATAATCCATTCTTTTTTATCACCCTCACCAACACGAACTAATTGGTCTTTATCAACAGAACCGCCACCAGCGAATTTTAACAAGCCAAACTGTTTAGCAAAACCCATGACAGTACTGAGTGTACCCATCCATTTGTTATTGCCACCACCAGCAATCTTCATGCCAGCATTAATATATTGAGATACATCGGTTTTACCGTCTTTATCTGTGGCGTTCTCTGGCAAGTCTACCTTGGATGCATCGCCTTGGACATTACCATAGATTACCGCATCGGTAAATGTCGCTTGTTGCCAAGCAGTACCGTTTTGTGTATTAGCCATGAATGTCTCAAAGTTTTTATCAAGATTTCGTGTCGATTGAGCAGTCAACATTTGATGGTTTAGACTTTCGTCAATACCTCCAATGTTTTTACCGTCTTTACCATCGCCACCCAACACAGGATTGATGCCTTTTTGATATTTCTTATCGAATCTCTTTAGTAAGTTCTGTAGCAAACCTCCATTACCGTCTTGGATTTTAAATATCATTTTTAAGGCATCTTCGGCAAGTTGTTTCCACAAGTCTTTCCACACATCTTTAAACTTTTTGCCCTCAAAGATTAATCCGTGGAATACATCGTGTGTTTGTTGCTTGATGTTTTTGTTAAGTGCATTACCTGTTTTCTTAATTTGTGACTCAAGTTTCTTAAGCTCGAGACCAGCCTTACGAATGTCAGCTTCGGTATATTCAGAGTCGCCACGCTTAAATGCTGCAACCATATCTTGATATTTCTTGACTTTTATCATATACTCTTCTACTAGACGGTTAACAGTACGAATATCAGATACCCAAAAGTTTTCAGATGTTCCTGCAATATCACGGTCTAAATCTTCGTTCTCATGACGGTCTTTCATCATTTGTGTGGCTTCGTCATAGTCTTTATCACGATATTTATCTTGAAGACGATGGGTCATAGTAGCTTCGTATTTCTTCATGGTTTCTTGAAGACTCTTGACATTCGCTTGAGGATTGAGTTTTAATAACTCATCAATCTCTTTTTGCATACTCTTGATTTTTTCAGTCAATGATGCTGTCTCTTTTGCAAAATCAGCTTGCTCTTTTGGTTTCATGGCGTTTTCCATTTCAAGCTGTTCTTTGGCAAGTTTTAAAGCAATGTTTTCAATCTTCTTTTGTTTTTCTATGAGTTTGCCTGCACGGTTGTCAGCAGTTTTATCTTCATCGCCATAACCATTGTTTGCGAGTGCACGAGCTTTTTGTTGTCGTATCCAGTTGTGTTCTTGAGAAGAGCGTTCAACATATTCGTCAAAGTATGATGCATATTCTTCTGGTGTACCATTGACAGAACTTTGAAGAACCTTTTGCCAATTTCCTTTTTCTTTGTGTTGTAATTCATACACAAGGAACGCAAGTTGTGTTTCAAATGCAGTATAGTCCGATTGATTATCTCTTGCGAATTGTTTTAAGTCTTCTAATCGGTCATCTTGCCATTGAGCAATACCAAAAGCATGACCGTCTGATGCCGTTGGGTCTAGGCTATCATATGATTCAACTTGTAGATTGCCTACGATACCGTATGCTTGGTTTACAGAAAACCCTTGTTTTATCAAGAAATCAATGGCTGCACCAACTCTAGTTTTAGCCAAAGGATTTTGCTCTTTTTTACTTGAGGACTTGCCTTTTTTACCATTAGATTCGTCACCTGCTCCATCTGGCAATTCGCTACGAGCATAATCACCTGTATTGCCACCACCTATTGCACCACCGCCTGTATGACCTGAGTTTGCAGTCATATTTAATTCATTTAGTTTTTCCGCTTGTTCAACTTTAATATTAGCGATTGCTCGTGCATTAAGTTTTGCGATACTGTCTTGAGCTTCATCTTGCCATTGTTTAGCCATTGATAAAGACTCTTGAGAGATGTTCATTTGGTGTTCGGTTTCAGCCATGCGGTTTTCAAACGCTTGTGCACCTTGTAGGTCTCCCTCTGCTCTTCTTGCTTCGGCTTCGGCTTTATCTTCTTCAAGTTGTTTCTTGAGGTCTTCAATCCGTGCGTTTGCACGTTTTTCTTTCCACTCACCGATGATTTGTAACAGTTTAGCATAAGCCATTTGAGCAAGACCAACCCAGCCGATATACTCTTTTAATATCGCCATCCGTCTAATCCAGCTAGTTTCCTCGCTTTTTAGAGAGTCTATATTCGCATTTGTTGCCGCCCTTAATTGATTTGCAGTTTCAGAAATGGCTGCACGTTCGTCTTCGGCTGACTTTTGAAGTTCTTCTTTTTTGCGAGTAATTGCATCTTGTGCTCTTTGGCTTTGCTCTTCAGCACTATCTGCGGCAAGCACATAAGCAGTCTCTTCTTCACCCAAAATAGCGATAAGTCCTTGTTCTGATTCTTGGACTTGGTTTTGTAAAGTGATTCGTTCCTGTTCAGATGTTGCTGTGTCTTTTATTTTTTCTTGTAATCGAGAATGAATCGTAATATACTGTTCCGCTACCCCTCTAGCTTCTTCCATTCGTGCGGCAGTCTCTTCATATTGTTGTGCTAGTTTTTGGTGTGCTGAATAGTCTTCATATAGAGACTTAGTTGTATCTTGTGATGCAGTATAAAGGTCAGATAATGTCTCAACAACCATGGCTACAATCATGATAATGCCAAGCCATCCGCCAGCAAGTGCTTTTAAACCAGACCCAACACCTTTGATTGCACCGCTTGTTGTTGCCATAGCTCGACCAACGCCACTTGTTGCAACAGATGCTTCTTGTGCGGCAACAATATATCCATTTACATGAGTTGTAGCTTCAGTCCATAATCTTGAAACATTCTTAATTACTAATTGACTGACAGAACCCCATCTGCGTTGAGCAATTAATGCGGCAAGAGTTGCACCAGCTATAACATACATAGAAGATGGAATAGAGTCAAGCCATTTTAATAAACCCAAGGTGACATCCAATGTGGCTTTAATTGCAGAACCAAGAGTATGACTGCTTGATGTCATTTTCTCCCATTGAGCAGAAATTTGTTTAAGTTTTGTCTCAATAGTATCTAATTGCATACCAACTTGAGCGTTTGTGAAACCCATAGAAGAAGATGATTGTTTTAATGCTTCAAGGTACTCATTCAAGTCCAACATGGCATCAGCCTTATTCCATTGCCATTTACCACCTGAGATAGCCTTTAAAAGACCCTCCATAGACTCTTTTGACCCTTGAGCCTTAATCATAAGGTCAAGCAATACATCGTCAACTTTACGGAATGATTTTTCACCATTTTCACCGACCTTATAGACTTCAATACCAAAGTCTTGTAATGCGGAGATTGCTTTCTTTGAGTGGATAGAACCAAAGATAGACTTTAAGGCATTACCAATTTCACCGCCGTCTGCTTGCGTTTTTCGAGCCATAACGGCAACAAGTGCTTGTGCTGAATGGAATGACACGCCAACTTCTGCGGCAGATTGAGCCATACGCTTGTTCGCTTCGGATAATGTTTGTGCAGATACAGTATAATTATGAGCCAATGCAGTCCATGAGTCAATAATACGGCTTGAAACGCTCATAGCATCATTTGCATTATGAATTTGGAAACCCCATTGCATAATTGAGGACTCAAGTGCTTTATTGGCAGATACAATATCGAACGCATCGGCAACTGCAAGTTTGGTGGCTGCATCTGTTAACGCAAGAACTGTATTATTGTCTTTATATGCACGACCCCAAAGTTTAGCAGACTCAATCATTTCATGGCTCGTTGTGCCATACTTAACGGCAAGACTTTGTAATTTACTTTGCATATCTTCAAGTTCATGCTTGAAATGTTCCGCTTCTTGCCCAGATAGTTGAAGACCATTCACCATATGTGATGGGTCAACTTCCATTAAACTTCGTGCAAAAGCATTTGTTTGACCTGTTCCATGTTTCATTACTTGGGCGAAACCAGCCATATCTTTTTCAACATGTGCCATTTGAGTAAAACTTTGAATAGTTTTATCTAAGGCAAAAGATGCGACCATGCGTGTCGCTAGATAGCCAAGTCTATGACCTACGTTTTCAGTATCGATGCCCCATTGTTTTAAAAAACCGATATTCTCTCTTGTTGCCAAGTTAACAACCTTTTGTGCTTGGTACAACTTTTGAAGTTCTGCATTTAACGCTCGTGCATTTTGTGCATAAGCCATTGGATTTGTAGCAAAGTTTTGTCTGTAGTTCTCCTCGGCTTGTCGTTTCAGGTTCGCAATCTGTCCAGAAAACGATTGTTCTTTAGCCGTCATTGAAGACCGTTGTAATGATTGCCCTAGTTTTTCAATGTTTCTTGAAGCATCGGTTACTTCCTTGGAGACGTTCTTTGTCATATCACGAACGCTTGCAAACCTAGAGGTTACTTGTCCAAGAGAGTTACTGAGGGTTGCACCGCTTGCAGATGCTGTTTTAAGGCTACGGTCAAGTTGTGCGGCATACTCAGTTAACTTCTTGAATTGGTCTCCACCAGCTTTAACATTAATGGAAATATCCTTTACATTTTTGAGTCGTCCGATAGCTTTATCTAATTCTTGAAGACCTCTGATTACCTTTTGAGTATCGTCATGAATATTGCCATAATTGACTTTTATATCATATCCGAATTTTTTATTCGCCATTTATTTACTCCATTCTACTCTGCATACCCAGAACTTAAAAGACCTCGAATGGCATCTGCTCCTGTTACCGAATTGGAGTCAACAAAAGAGTCTTCCGAGGAATCATCTAGTTTATTATTTTCGTTTAATGCAGTAGATAAACCCTCTAGTTCTGGCAAGGTATATTCCATTAGACTTGCTTTTGTTTCGCTCGTGTGCTGAACAAGGGATGCAATTACATTGTCGAGTCCGCCATCCCCTGTAGACCCATCATTATCTTTTTTTTTAAACCTGAGATACACATGTATTCATCTAAGATTTCAATACCGCTGTCTAAATCAACAACATCCATTACTTCTTTTCTTGGAATGTGCAAGGCAAGTTCAAATAGTTCACACATGGCATTAAATGCCACATAGTCATATTTCACTTTACCATTCTTATCTAGCTCAAATGAACCATCTTCTTTAGTAATTGGTGTTGGTAAATTCAAATATAAATACTGGTCATTAATCTTAGACAATAACCGCTCTACTCTTGCGTAATCGCCAAGTTTCATTGGATAAATTTGATATTCTTTGTCGCCAAGTTGAACGTATTTACTCTTAGGAATTAATGTGTCTGCCATATGTTAAATCTCCATATATAAAAAATAAGGGGCATCATAAAGATGCCCCCATAAGTTTTTATTGAATTTCTTGAGTAATTTCCAAGATTTTGCCATCAGTACGAGTAGTGTCGTACATAACTTCAAACTCCAATTGAGGAGCAGAAGCCTTTTGGCGTTCGTGGTCTATATCCATCTTGCCTGTAGCACGAGCACGGAAGATGTGAGTATGAAGAACAACTTTTTTGCCATCGCCCATATCAACTGGGTTAGAAACGTGGCGAATTTCCACGAATTGAGGAACAGATGTTGCTTTCATTGTTGCTCGGCGAGATGTTGTGTCTGTACGCAAACCAGATACTTCGATGTATTTGTTGGTTACAGATGCACCTAATGTAATAGCACCGTTTGCATCAATCGTAAATTGACCTGTGGATGGAGATGCTTTTACATAAACCAAAGTTTCACGTTCGTCTTCCATTTGTACATCGTTCGCAAGTACAACGATTGTATCTTCTGGGATTACATTGGATACGTTTGGTACAGTAAAGGATGTACCGCTTGCAATCAATGTAGGTTCAACAGAGAAAATCAAAGTACCTTTGTTATCGATTTCAGCACCAGCAGTTACACCCAAGTAATCAAGGTTGAAACGTGCTTCAGTAAAGGAAGCAGATACAGAGGACTCTTTATTCAAGATATAGATTGGTGGAAGTGCATCAGAACCATACACTTTTTCATCAGAGGAACTGAAAGATAGTTTCATTGTTTGAAGCGTACCAAGTTTATAGGCTTCAACTTTGCCGTTTACGACACGTTTCGCCCATGCTTCGCCTACACCGTTCAAAACAAAGTTTTTACCAGTTTGTTGTGCCATTAAGTATTCTCCTGTAATTAAGACCAAGTAAATGGTCGAACTCTAAACATATAACCAATAAGACCTGCTGTGCCTGTTGAGAATGAACCCTCGGCATATACAGACATATCTTCATAATGTTTTTTTAACAATTTGTTCAGGTGGATATATAAGTCATTCATTAGTTTACGATTGTTGCTCCGACCAATAAGTCGAAACTCAAGCATATTCTTATTCACCATCCAATTCTTTGTTCCACCTACGGACGGTATGAATGACATAACAAAGTAAATATCTTGCTTTTCATCAACGAGTTCAGCACCTGCTAGTCCTCGTCTTATTTTAGTGTTCCATTCAGCAAGACTCGTTGGGTCTTTCACCTTTAGTAGCATAGCCAAGGTTTCATCCTTACGGAATATATCCCAAATTTCGTCCAACAGTTGTACCGTATACTTCATGCGTTTGCCCCTCTTAAACATCCCTCGATTGAGTTCATTAACCACTCTTCGACTGCTTCATTGATTGCATCTTCAAGTTCAATACACCAGTAGAAGACCTCTTCCTCCACGATATGTAGTGGTTGCATAGGCTCTAGTGGTGGCAATGGTTTTGTCTTTGAGTTCTTCCGTGGTAACGGTTTCTCAAGGTTTTTACCATATAATTTACCACTAGATTTTGTATCTTCGCCACCTT